CAAAATCTAAACCTTTTTTAGTACTTAACGCTTCAACATTCATAATTAGGATGTGTAGATCATGTCCTGTTTCAAATAATGATTGATACTCTTTATCCTTTGTTTTTGAAGTTGAAGCAGTCCATAATACCATTGTAGGTTGTATATGACTAACTAAATGTGTAGGTATTTCTTGAGAAAACCAATTGTTATATACACCCTTTGGTGCTATAATAAGTGCGCCATTTATTCTACCTTTATCATAAAGCATAGATATGTTATCAACCAATACTTTAGATTTTCCTGTTCCCATTTCCATGAAATAACCATACTCTGTTTTATCCCACGATTTTTCTAACGCAGTAATTTGATGTGCGTAAGGTTTTGTTTTAAATTTATAATTCATAATTTATTTCTTCTTTCTAGTTGACAAGTATATAAATCAATGTATAACAGCTGTCAAGACAAAAGAAATTAGAATTATTAGAATGAAAAATAAAATATTTGAATTATATAAACCAGATTCTTTAAGAGAATTTTTAGACTTTTATAAAAATAATCCAGAAGAGAAATTTGTTTATGTTGCACAACAACCTCAAGCAAATATAAATATATCAAGTGCATCTGATTTTGGTTATCTAATTATTTGTTTACCTAACACTGGACCAGAGTCTCAAGCAATTTATTCTACTTCTCCGTTTGTGAGAAAAATGAAAAAGAATTTACAAAATTTTAGACAACAAGATTATTTATTAGCTATTGGAGATCCTATAATAATTGGTATTTGCAATATTGCTATAAGTGATGTAACCAATGGAAAGTTTAATGTATTAAAATGGGATAGAAGAGAGTATAGATACTACCCATTAGAATTAGACTTTTATAACTAGAAAGAAGAAATAATATGAGCCATAAAGTAAAACCTGAAGATAAGTTAAAAAAAGAAAATAAGTTAAAAAAAGAAATAAGAGACCTAAAAAAAGAGGCCAAACCTTTTCTTGCTTATAAAAGATTAATCTTAACTGCTGCTAAATCAGAATATGACCCCAAAGATGTTGTAGAGGGTATAAAGTTTGCAGCAAAGCAAATTGAGAAAAAGAATTGGCTAATGGCTGATAAGGTGGGAGGAACTTCTGGCGATTTAATGGTTAGAGATGTGTGCCCAAAATGTGAAATAAATTTAGTGGGAAAAGATCTTCAACCAAGAGAGTTTACACTTCCTTGCTTAATTAAAGGCTGCTCATTTAATGAAAAACCCAATCAACTGAAGGAGAAAACAATATGAGTAATGAAATAACAAATATGATGTTAAAAGATTCTAAAGATCTTTTAGATGATGTAGAAATAAATGACATAGCATCTGAATGTGTAAAGCTAAAACAAAAAGAAGATGAAATAGCTTCACTTGAAGAGCAGTTAAAATTAAAAAAAGCAGAGGCAGATGATATTGGTTCTAGAGTAATTCCAGAACTATTAGCTGAACAAGGTTTAAGTGAAATTAAACTTGCAGATGGATCTAAAGTTTCTGTTAAAAAAGAATTTAGAGCAACCGTCCCTAAAGATGATGTGAGGAGACAAGGTTGTTTACAATGGCTTCGTGACCAGGGTTTAGGAGATATTATTAAAAATAATGTTTTTGTAAGCTTTGGCAGTGGAGAAGACACCAAGGCGGAGCAGTTGCTCAACCTTGCAGCAGAAAATGGTTTTAATCCACAACAGGTATCTGATGTGCATTGGGCTACACTTTCTGCTCTATATCAGGAGCGTGTTCAGTCCGGGCTGGACATGCCTTCTGAAAACTTTAGTCTTTGGATTAAAGCTAAAACTAAAATAACTCGGAAATAACCAATAAAGGATAAAAAATAATGAGCAAAGAAGTAATAAGCAAAGAAGCAGGATCAGTAGCCTTATTTGGCAATGATCTGGAACAAGGTTTTGAAAATGTAACGCAGGAAGATACTTCGTTACCTTATGTTAGAATCTTGGGACAGTTGTCCGCTGAAGTAAATGAAAGTGATGGTAAATACATAGAAGGTGCCAAACCTGGTATGATTTATAATAATATTACCAATGAAATATTTGATGGTAAAAAAGGAATTAAAGTAGTTTCTTGTTATTATAAAAGAGATTTTCCAGAAAAATCGGATAGAGGAGACGGACTACCTATGACTATAGCAGTTCATTTACCTAATAGTCCAATTATTCAAACTGGTAAAAGAGAAGGTTCTAAAATTAGATTACCTAACGGTAACTATTTAGAAGAAACCGCTTATTACTATGTTTTAATGGATACTAAAACAAGTGGAATGACACCTGCATTAATTACTATGAAATCTTCACAACTAGGGGTCAGTAAAAAATGGCTTGCTATGATGAAGTTAATACAAATTAGTAATGGTAAAGGTGGGTTTGCAAGACCTCCTATGCAAGGGGTTGTGTATAATCTGGCTTCAACACTACAGAAGAATGATAAAGGTTCTTGGTATGGTTGGTCTGTTACACAGGATAGAATTATGGGACAAGAGGATCAACCTCTGTACCTAATGGCTAAAGAACTTCACGCAAGTGTAGCTAAAGGCGATGTGCAAACAAAAGCAGATGAAGAAGAGAAACCTAAAGATAGTACTCCGTACTAAATTTAAATTAAGGGGATCGCAAGATCCCCTTTACAAAGAATGAAGAAAGTTATATATGGATAAGTTCAAACAAATTTTTAGCGGATTAACAATAGCATATGGACAATATCAACCCGGTGACAGAGGAGAGAATGGTACTAAACAAAAAGGTAAAGCCTTTATTGTTCGTAAACCCGTTACCGACGATCTCTGGACCAATCATCTTGAAGGAAAAGGACCAGCCCTTGGGATTATCCCTATCACAGAAAATAATGATTGCAGGTGGGGTTGCATTGATATTGACGAATATGACCTTGATCACGTTAGCCTCATTAAAAGTATTCGGAGTCTTAAACTCCCTGTAATAGTCTGCCGATCTAAATCAGGTGGAGCACACGTCTTTTTATTTACCAAAGAAAATATTCCTGCATCATTGATGCAGTCAAAATTAAAACAAATGGCACTCGTACTGGGTTACGAGGGTTCAGAAATATTTCCAAAACAAACAGAAATTTTAGTGGAACGTGGTGACACTGGAAACTTTTTAAACTTACCTTACCACAATCAAATGAAAGGACTACGTTATGCTATCAACGATACTGGCGCCGGTTGTACACTTGAGGAATTTTATCAGCTCTATGATGTTTACGCTCGCACGAGGAAAGAAGTTGAAGAAATTAAAACGGAAGAAACGAAAATAGAAGAAGCGTTTCCAGGAGGACCCCCTTGCTTAAATAAATTGGCAGCGATAGGTTTTGGTGAGGGGTCTAGAAATAATGCATTATTTAATGTAGCAGTTTATTATAAACAATCTAATCCAGATACTTGGGAAGATGAAATTGTAAAAGCTAATTCTAAATACATGGAACCCCCTTTAAGTAATAATGAAGTTCAACAATTAATTAAATCAGTTAATAGAAAAGGTTATGACAAGTACAGATGTAAAGATGCACCTATTAATTCTGTGTGTCAAGCAGGTTTATGTAGAACAAAAAGATTTGGTGTAGGTTTTGGTGAAGAAGAAATGCCGGTACTTGGAAGCTTAACTAAATACACATCAACACCACCACAATGGTTTTTAAATGTGGATAAGACTAGAGTGGAATTAAAAACAGAACAATTATATAGCCCACCTTTATTTGCCCTGGCATGTTTGGACCAAGCTAATTTAATAGTTCCAGTTCCTAAACCTAAAGATTGGAAGCAACATTTTTTAAAACCAATGATGACTAATTTACAAGAAGTAGAACCTTTAGCTTCTTTAAATCCAATGAATGAAATTACAGGGTTGTTGCAAGATTGGACTACTAATAGACAGAGTGCAAGAACTATGGATGATATTTTTAATAAACTTCCTTTTACAGAAGATGGTTTTACTTATTTTAGAATGGAAGATTTTTATGCATTCTTAAAAAAGAATAACTGGGATATGGATAAAGTTAAAACAGGAAACTTAATTAAAAGATTGGATGATATTTTTATTGAGGAAACCAGACTACGTGTAAAACAACAACAACCTAGGGTTGTTAAGATTAAAACCATGAAGAAATTAGAAGCATCAGTTTCTAAAGTAGAATACCAACAGGATGATTTTTAATGAGGGAAAGAGAATTTTATATGGATTTAATAACTATAACATTTTGGACTGCTTTATATATTTGGAGTACATTTTTATGAAATACGGATTAACTGAAAAACAATTAAAACTATTTAATTTTATTAAAGAGTATATCAATGAAAATAATATACCACCCTCTTATGATGAGATGACGGCAGCATTAGGTTTAGTCTCTAAATGTGGTATAGCAACAAAAATAGTACAACTACAAGAAAGAGGATGGATAACAAAGCTACCAGGTAAAAGTAGAAGCATACAAATAATAAAAATATGAAAACAATAATATTAGGACCACCAGGAACAGGGAAGACAACAACATTATTAGATTTAGTTGATGAATTTATACAACAAGGAATTAGACCTAAACAAATAGGTTACTTTTCTTTTACTAAAAAAGCTGCAACAGAAGCTGCAACAAGGGCCGCTGAAAAGTTTGGTTTAGATATAGATAATGATTTATCAAATTTTAGAACTCTACACTCATTAGCTTTTAGAAATTTAGGTATGACTAAAGAGAGAATGATGAAGATAGAGGACTATAAGGAATTTGGTCAGAAATGTGGCATTCCTATTAAGACGGCTAGGTACTCTATAGAAGATGGTACCTTTAATTCGGATAATGAATATCTTACAATAATAAATACAGCTAGAGTTAAGAGAGTTGACTTAATGGAATACTACGATTCAAGACAAAATATATTAGATATAGAGAGAAGTACTTTATTTTTATTAGCAGAAGAGTTGGAAAGATTTAAAAAAGAAAAGAACTTAAAAGATTTTACAGATCTATTAGAAGACTTTATAAAAAAAGATATACCTAGTAGTTTTGAAGTATTGTTTATAGATGAAGCACAAGATCTATCTTTATTACAATGGGAAATGGTTAGACATCTTTGGAAATATGCAAAGAAAACTTATATAGCAGGTGATGATGATCAAGCAATATTTAAATGGGCCGGAGCGGATGTAGATCACTTCATAGCGTTAAAAGAAGAAGTAAATAATATTGAAGTATTACAACAGTCCTATCGTATTCCAGGTGGACCTATTCATGAATTATCTCAAAAAATAATAAACAAAGTACAAAATAGATTTGAGAAAGAATATAAGCCTAGAGATGAAATAGGATTATTAAAAAGATATTCTGATATAACACAGGTAGATATGAGTAAAGGTAATTGGTTAGTATTATCTTCTGCAAACTATTTTCTAGATGATGCCAAAGATTTATGTGAAATACAAGGATGGTATTATCAATATAAAGGAATTAATTCTGTACCTTTAAAACTATTACTTGCGTTAAATAATTGGGAATCATGGCGTAAAGGAGAGTTTTTAAATCATTTAGAGATTAAAAATATTTATCAGTATTTAGGGTCTAATGTAAGTGTTGGGTATCAAAAGGGTAAAACTTTGCATTCGGACGCGAAGTATACATTAAAAGAATGTCAAGAGCAACATGGATTAACAATATCTGAAGTATGGTATAAATCATTTAATGGTTTAGATCCTATGACGGAAACTTATATTCGTAATATGAGGGCGAATGGTGAGATGATTAATAAAAATCCTCGTATAACAATGTCAACTATACACGCAGCGAAAGGAGGAGAAGCCGACAACGTTTTACTATTACAGGACCTTACAGGTGCAGCACTAGAAACTTTTAGTTATGATCCAGATGAATTACATAGATTATTTTACACTGGCGCAACGAGAGCGAAGCGTGAATTGCATTTACTAGATCCTAAAAACTTTGATCGGGCTTATATAATTTAACTATGGAAGATGAACCAGATTATATTGAAGATTTAGTTTTGATAACTTTTTTTTCAATTTTAGCATACATAATAACAAAAGGATTAATATGAACTGTTGGCACTGTAACACTAAATTAATATGGGGTGGTGACCATGATGTAGAAGAAGAAAATGATACTTATAGTATAGTGACAAATTTATCTTGTCCAGAGTGTCATAGTTTTGTTGAAGTATATTACCCAAGTGAAGCAACATTAAAAGACTATAAACAACATGAAAAGAAAAGGAAAAAAAATGAAAAGTGAATATAAAAAGTTAAAAGAAAAAGGAATTGTTAATGATAAAGTTAAACTTGGGGATTTAGATCCTTTGTTAAAACAAGTAGGTGGAAATCATTATATGTATTTTGCTATACAACCTGCAGAATTTATTAATGAAAATAAGTTGCTTTTTGCAGAAGGCAACGCTATAAAGTATATATGTAGGCACTCCGAGAAGGGTGGCATACAAGATATAGATAAAGCAATACATTATCTAGAAATGGTGAAAGAGAGAGATTACACATGAGAAATACACAAATGCCGTTATTTGCACCCGAGACGGAATGGGTTGCACCTGATGAACTAAAAGATTTATCGGGATACAAAGAAGTTGCTATAGATTTAGAAACCTGTGATCCTCATTTAATGACCCTTGGGTCAGGTAATGTTACTGGAAAAGGACACATTGCTGGCGTTGCGGTGGCCGTAGATGGGTGGAAAGGTTATTATCCGATTGGACACGAGGGTGGTGGTAATATGGATAGAAAACTCGTATTACAATGGGTTCAGGATTTAGTTAATCAAGAGAAAACTACCTTTATATTTCACAATGCAATGTATGATGTTTGTTGGCTTCGATCTGCAGGTATTAAAATTAGAGGACACATTGTTGACACAATGATTGCGGCTTCTTTAATTGATGAGAATAGAATGTCTTATACACTAAATACTTTAGCTAAATTTTATGTTGGTATTGGTAAAGATGAAAAAGTATTACAAGAAGCAGCTAAAAGTTATTCAGTAAACGCTAAAGCAGAAATGTATAAACTTCCTGCAATGTATGTAGGTGAATATGCTGAACGAGACGCTGAAGCAACTTTAAAGTTATGGCAACGATTGAATGTAGAACTTCATAACCAAGAATTGATGGACGTTTTTAATTTAGAAACTAAATTATTTCCTTGTCTAGTTGATATGAGATTCAAAGGTGTAAGAGTTGATCTTGAACATGCGGCTAATTTAAAGAAAAATTTAATAGTAAGAGAGAACAAAATACTTAATAAAATCAAGGAGTTAACAGGTATTAATGTAGAAATACACGCAGCAAGAAGTATCGCTACAGCTTTTGATAAATTAAAACTTCCTTATGATAGAACTGAAAAAAGTAATGAACCTAGTTTTACTAAAAACTTTTTACAGAATCATCCCCATGAATTAGCAAGATCTATTGCAGATGCTAGAGAGATTAATAAAGCACATACAACTTTTATTGATTCGATTACCAAGCATGCTCATAATGGTAGAATTCATGCAGACATAAATCAAATAAGATCAGATCAAGGTGGAACAGTTACAGGTAGATTCTCTATGAGTAATCCTAACCTACAACAGATTCCGGCAAGACATCCGGAACTTGGACCAATGATTAGATCTATTTTTATTCCGGAAGAAAAAACTAGTTGGGGATCATTTGACTACTCACAACAAGAACCTAGAATTTTAGTACACTATGCAAAACTTCAAAACTTGGAAGGTGTTGATGAAATTGTTAATGCATACAATGAAGGTGATGCGGATTTCCACCAGGTAGTAGCGGATATGGCAGGTATTGAACGTAAGCAAGCCAAAACTATTAACCTTGGATTGATGTATGGAATGGGAAAAAATAAATTAATGTCGGAACTGGGTTTACAAAAAGAATCAGCTGAAAAATTGATTAGACAATATCACACTAAAGCTCCTTTTGTTAAGAAGCTTATGAATAATGTAACTAGAAAAGCAAATGATTATGGTAAAATTAGAACTCTAGGTGGACGTGCATGTCATTTTGACCTATGGCAACCTACACAGTTTGGTATTTTTAAACCATTACCTCTTGAGATGGCTAGAAAAGAATATGATGAACCTTTAAAACGTGCATTTACTTACAAAGCTTTGAACAAATTAATTCAAGGTAGTGCAGCAGATATGACAAAGAAATCTATGGTAGCTTTATATGAAGCAGGAATCATACCTCATATTCAAATTCATGATGAAGTAGATATATCTGTAGAATCTGATGCTCAAGCAGAAAAAATTATTGAGATTATGGAATCTGCTGTAGAATTGAAAGTTCCTAACAAAGTTGACTATGAATCTGGCGCTAATTGGGGCGAAATAAAATAAAATAATTCTTTCATATGGGAAAGATCTTTGATAAAATACGATACTTCATCATAGATACATTGATGCAGTTGTGCTTATTATTGTTATTTGTCACGACTTTTATAACTATATACATAATAACTGGATGCCTAATTATTAGGGATAAACTCTATGGATTTAAAGAAAAACAAAAATGAATGTAAAAAATGCGGTCATGAATGTCATTGCCTGGATGACCTCCACACAGATGTGTACGGTATATGTCCTTGTGATACTTGTAAGTGTGATGACCCTAAAAATTCTGGAGAGGAATGTTTGTCATGTCAATAAAGGAGAGCGCCAGGATGGATTACAGATTTACAGCATTATTAGTTGTGTTGATGGTGGCACTGGCTCTATTAGGTGGACCGGCAGAGTATAATACACCGTGAAATTTACTTTAGTAATATTTCTGTGTTCTTTTATAGATAGTCAATGTTTACCCCCCGCAGAAATTAAACAACCTTATAATTCTTGGAAAGAATGTACACTTGCTGCATATGAATTATCTAAAGAAATAATACTTGCACAAGAAGAGAAGTTTGTTAATAAAAATAAATTATCCACTAAATTTACATGTACAGAGGTGAATGAGACTTAAATGATTGATAGATTCTGTTATAATTTTTTTGCTAAAATGGATGATATTTGTGAGTGGATCGCGGATCGTTTTAAAAGGAAAAAAAATGACAAGAAAAACTAACACAATATTAATAGGATTACTAGGTACAATTTTAATGGGATTGGCTTCGTGGGTAGTGATCACACTCGTAGAAGTTCAAGTTTTAGTGATGATGATCCAGCAAGAACTGATGGACCTTGACAAAGTCATTGGAAGAATATATTCTCATATGGATCGATTATCACAGAGATGAAAAAGAAAACATTTAAATTTAGTACAGAAGTTGTTAAAGGACAATGTCCTACATGCAAGGAACATACAAAGTTAATATGTATTGAAAAAACTTATTTTAGATGCATTGATTGCGGTTCGGATTTAGAACAAAAAGTTAATGGTAAAATTAGTTACATCCCTATAATTAATAGTTCTCCTAAAGGAGATTATTATCTTCATGATTGGGAAGACTAATGGCTAAACAAAATTTCTCTCATTTTATACCACGTGATAGACCTACTAAAAGAGGTCCTGGTCAACATAAAAAATCTCAATCAAAACACGAACGTCGTCAAAAATCTCAAAAACGTTATTTAGGTCAAGGTCGGTAGTTTAGAAAGATTCTAATCTTGCTTACCGTGGCAAAAAGCCACGGCAAACAAAAGGTGTGAGAAGAGATCCCTAATATATATTAAAATTATTTATTTGACAAGCACTTTTATATTGATATAACTTCCCATATATAAAATAGATTAATTAAAAGAAAGGAAGATAAAAACATGGCGAATCCACTTAAGTTTAAATCAGTTAGTGTTCCAATAGATACTTACAAAAAGCTACATTTTTTAGCTGCTAATAAGGTTACCGACGCACACCTTACTATAAGTAAAACAATTGAAATATTAGCTACCGAACGAACTAAAAAGCTAGGATATAAAAATGGCTCAAGAAAATAGTTATCGTAAAGTTATCTGTAGTGAGTGTAAAGGCAATGGTTATGTAAGATCTCTATTTGAGGAAGGTAGAGAGGAACTTATAAGCGATTGCAAACACTGCAACAATCAAGGTGAAATAACAATAAAGGAGAGAATCAATGACTGAATTAAAAGAAGAACACTTCGAAGTAATAGATGCTAATAGGGCAAAGGACCATGAGAAGAAAAACTATAAACCATTAAGTTATGATTTATTTATTGAGGAAAGTTTAATTGAAGGCCAGGGTTTATTTTCATCTATAGACATACCTAAAGGAACTGATCTAGGGGTTTCTCATATTGAACTTGAGAAAGATAAGATGTCTCCTAAAGAATTAATCAGAACTCCACTTGGAGGATTTATTAATCATGAGCCAACTGTTAAAGAATTACAAAATGATAAGTTGGTTGAAATCTCTGGTCCTAATTGTGAGAAGATTAAACAACGTCCTGATGGCGCTAAAACCGAATGGAATTTAGTTACACTTAAAGATATTAAAATGGGGGATGAACTTACTTTAGAGTATAGTTTTTATAAATTATAAATGACAGATGATCGCGGACCGTTGGATCTTGAACGACAGATAGAAGAATTATCTATAAGATTAAAATATGTAGAAAAAGATAATTGGACTCTTTCTAAAGAAATAGATCGACTAAATGAGTATGTACAAATAATGGAGTTAGAACAAAAAAGAAAGGAGAAATAAAAATGAGTGATTATAGAGTAA